AATGAAGGACATCAGGAAAGCCTGCGTCAAAGCAATCTTCGACGACTTTGACCAGTGCGGCGACGCCATCAGGCCTGCCGTCGGCGGTGAATGGGAGGAGATCGACGCGAGACGTCCGCTCGGCCACATCGTCGGCTATGTCGACATCTGCGTCGCCGACCTCGTGGACATCGTCGTCGACACGATCAACAAGGAGCTGTGAGATGAGCTGGATGGACGACGGCGGATTCGAGATCAGGACATTCGCCGACAAGGCCGGGGGAGCGATGGCGCAGATGAGCTTCCGCACCTCCACGGGACACTTCGACATCATCCTCAGCAAGACCGAAGTGCAGCGCATCCGCCGCGAATGCGGACGCGCCATCAAGGAACTCGACCAGAAAAAGGAACGGAAATGACCGACAGCGACTTCCGCAACGAAGACGACGCACCCACAGCCGACAAGCCGCGCATGGCGTCCATCCTCCTCCTAGCGCTCTCCGCGGGCCTGTGCCTGTGGGTGCTGTTCGGCACCGACGCGTGCCACCACCCGCTCGAACACGTCGCGGCCTTCGTATGGCTGACCATGGCCACCCCGCCCATCGCGATGGCGTGGGCGGCCGGACGGAGGCCCGACCTGACCGCCAGACTCGAGTCCATGCTCGGCGTCTGACACCGGCCGGAGAACAAGGACGGGACCAATCGGTCCGGACGGCGCGTGGCTGAATCACCTTATCCATTACTTTCCCGCACATCACATTGCGCGGATTGCATACACGAAGCCACACCCAATCGGACATGACGCCCCTGGAGGTTCGAATCCTCCCTCCGGCACTGGGATGCCGGCCGTCAACGCCACCCGGCGGCTTTCTCTTCAGCTTCGCCGCGCGGGAACGATGGAGTCTTCTCTCGTCACTTCTCTTCGGGGCTCCAGCGGACGGCATCCGCCAAACGTCACAACGACAACAGAAAGGACACAAAAATGCCAAAGGCAAGCGACCAGGAACAGGCAGAACGCTGCGCGACCCCGCGCCGAGATCTGAGCAAGAGCGAGTACGCCAGCGCCTTCAGCTGGAGGTCCAGGCGGATCGATTCCAGCGTGGCCGCGCATGCGTCGCTGGTGATCGCCAAGAACGACGGTCTCAGCATCGACGAGGCCATCGCCAAGGTGACCGGCGGACGGGTGGACGCCTCGAAGGCTGCGACGTATCCGGCTCCGGAGCGTCATGAGCCGATCATCGTCACCGCCGAACCCGAGCATATGCCGCTCGGCGGGGATGGGGAGGAGCTCGTGTTCGTCGACTTCGACCAGATCCCGCGCGACATGCAGCCCAACAGGACGCCAAATCCGCGTTACTTCGGCGTTGCCGAGCAGCTCCGCCGCCACGCCGGACGGTGGGCATGCGTGAAGACCTTCGCCGACCAGAAGGACCCGCGCGGACGCGCCCGCCAGATGCGCTGTCGCATCCGCACCGGCAAGCTCGCGGCCTTCCGTCCGAGCGGACGCTTCGATGCGGTCATCACCACACCGGAACCGGACGGACCCACGCTCGTCTACGCGTCCTGCCGTCCGATGGAGGTGTGAGGGACGCCATGGCCGGAGAAACCACACTCGCCATCGTCGGCAACCTCACCGCGGATCCCGAACTGCGCACCACCCAGTCCGGCAAGCAGGTATGCAACGTGACCGTCGCGTCCACGCCACGCGTCTTCGACAAGCAGACGAACCAGTGGACCGACGGGCAGGCGCTCTTCCTGCGCTGCACCGCGTGGGGGGATTTCGCCACGCACATCGCCTCGACCCTGTCAAAAGGCATGCGCGTCATAGCACAAGGCAGGCTCACGCAACGCTCATGGCAGGACGAGCAGGGAGCCAACCACACCGTCATCGAAATGCAGCTGGACGAGATCGGGCCAAGCCTGCGCTACGCCACCGCGCAGGTCACCCGCATCAGCCGTCAGCAGGGCCACCAGCCGGCGGCGGGCGGATACACCGGAGGCGCGTCCTTCGGAGCCACGGTGCCGACTGCCGGCCCGCAGGCTCCAGCCACCGACCCATGGGGACAGCCCACCGACGGAGGAGCCGCCTTCGGGGCCTTCGGCACTCCAGGAGACGACGTGGAGAAGGAGCCCGAATTCTGATGATCGAAATCGACATCCCGATCAGTAGGCACATCTGGTGGACCCAGAACCGCCGAAGCCGCACATGGGTGACGCCATACCAGCGGAAGAAAACCGTCAAACGCATCGCCCACCTCATCTTCCTCGACCACATCAACCGGAACGGAGGCAAGCGTCCGGCGGACACGGAGACCGACTGGCCGGTGCACGTCACCGCCATCATCCACCCGCTCACACACGGCAGATTCGACCCCGAAAACGCCGCGCCAATGGTCAAGGCCATCCTCGACGCGGGAACCCAGGCCGGCATGTGGCCCGACGACAACGCCGAATACATCATCGGCCCCGACTACCGGCCCGGCACGCCAAGTCCGGACAAAACCACCTACCACATCACCATCCGCATCGAAAAGGCCGACCACCGGTAGCGGGCACGAAAGGACACGACATGGCAAACAACGAAGGCTACGCACGCCTGTCCAACGGCCTCTGGCGCAACACCAAGATCCGCAAGATCGCCAGAAAGGACCCACAGGCGCTCGCCGACTGGATCATGGCCATCAGCTTCTGCAGCGACAAGCTCACCGACGGACGACTCACCGAGGACGACATGCTTTTCAACCTCGGCTTCGACGAGGAGTCCATCGACAGGCTCGTCGACCTCGGTCTGCTCGACCAGGACGATGACGGCTGGACCATCCACGGCTACCTCGACCTGCAGAACAGCAAGGCGGACGTGGAGAAATCCAAGGAGGACGCACGACAGCGCAAGGCCAGGAGCCGCCGCAGGAACACCGAAACCACCGAAGCCACGCAGTCACACGTGACCGAAAACAATGTCACATGTGACTCACGCGTGACCTTTAACCAAAACCAAAACCAAAACCAAAACTCTCTCACTCCTATCGTCGTGAGAGAGTGCGCGCCCGCGAACGAGACCGAAACCGAACGCAGGGAACGCGAGCTCATCGACACATGGACGCCGACCGAAGCACACCAGGGAGTCGCGGACGAACTCGCCGGCAAAGGCCGGCCACGCGTCGACCTCGACGAACTCGCCACCACCTTCCGTCTCAAACTCCACGCCAAAGGCCTGGAACACTACGGTTACAAGCCCACCCTCGACGGACTCGACAACGCCTTCTTCGAATGGATCCGCAGCGAATCCCGACAACTCGCCGAAGGCCGACCCGCCCACTCCGGCAAACCCGCCCCCAAGCCGAAGCCCCACACGCACACCTGGGCATGCGGCCACGTCCTCAGCCTCCTCGACCGCACCGACGCCACCGCCACACCCGACGAAGCCGCCTGCGCCCTTGCCGACATGCTCAACAACGGCCTCGACCCGGACAAGGCATCCAAGGCGCTCGCCGACGCGGGAGTCGTGGCCCTGGACGGAGGCGCGGCATGAGGGCCCGCGGACACGTGTTCGCCCACGTCGACTGGAGGCGCATGGACGAATCCCAGCTCGAGGGTATGCGGTACGTCGCCTACACGCCCTCCGGCGTGGTCGACGGAAGGCTCGCGCCCATGACGGCACGCACCGGACTGCCGATGCCGTACCAGGTCGACATGACGCTCGGCATCCCCGTCATCCTGCTGACCGCGTCCGGCAGGGACAACATCCTCCTGCCCCCATTCGAATCGATACTCACACTCGAACAAAGATCCTGAAAACCAGACAAACCGAAAGGAAACACCATGGAAGACCAGAACGAGACCACGGAATCCGGGCGGACGTCGCCCGCCGACCTCGACAGGAGCCTCGGACGCCTCGACGAGGCCGCACAGCTCGACAGGCTCGTCACCGACCTGCAGCGGGCCGCCGGAAGACTCGACGCGTACGCGGCGTCGCTCATCGGCAGCGACGACATCATCGTCGACGAGGCCGCCAGCCTCATCCTGCACCTCAACCGCAAGGTCACCGACAGGGCGCACAGCATGCGCAACGCGTGCGAGAACCTCGACCAGTCCGACAAGCTCCTCGCCGAGAAGGCCAGGAAGAACGCCTTCATGGACCGCATCATCGCCATGAGGCTCGACGGGGAGGACGACTGACATGGCCACCGCCAGCGACACCAGACCCGACGCGCTCCTCTGGATCGACGTGGAGACCACCGGCCCCGACCGCGCCACCGCGCAGCTCCTCGAGATCGGCATGGCATGCACCGACCAGACCGCCACCAGCGACTACGGGCGCCTCCACACCATCGTCCGGCCCGGCACCATCGACCTCGCATGCATCAGCCTGTGGGCATGGGACACGCACACCGCCAACGGCCTGCTCGACGAGGTGCGCAAGGCCAGCACCATGCAGCACGGACCATCCGCCGTCGCCAACGCCGTCGAGGAATACCTCGAATCGCTCCAGCAGCGCTTCCACCTCGTGCCCACCGGCACCAACGTCGACTTCGACCTCGCCTTCCTCGAACGCCTCGGCGTCGACCTGAGCGGCCTCAGCTACCGCAAATACGACATGAGCGCCATCCGCCGGCTCATCACCGTCCTCGGCGGACCCGACCCATACCGCCACGACGGAAGCCGCCACCGCGTCGAGGACTGCCTCGACCGCGACATCACCGACTACCGCCACTACCTCCGCCTCCTCCGGATCAGGAAGGACAAGGACTGATGGACGGACTCGCCGCATTCATCCTCCTCACCGCCATCTTCATCGCATGGCTCGGAGGAGACCACAACGGCCCCGACAACCCGCAGGAATGAAACCCACCACGAAAGGAAACCACGAATGGACACGACGCACAAGGGAATCGTCATAACCATCACCGAACAATCCGACATGGACTCAAAACCATACGCGCTCGCCGCCGCCAGCATCGCCCTCGAAGGCGTCGCCACCGGCATCGACCTCGCCATCGGCCGCTGGCCGCAGGCGCTGCTCTTCCTGCTGCTGACCATCCTGTTCGCCATCGCCGGATGGCGCGCCGTCCGCAATGCCGGCATGCGCAAGACCGACTGCAGGGAATACATCGTCGACGGATGCCACAACCTCATCATCGCCGGAGACGACACCACAGACCACGAAAGGACACGGAAATGACCAACCACGAGACCTGGGACGAAACCATCAGAATCAACGGAACCGCAATCCAAAGCGTCGTATGCATGGAGAAGCTCTCCGAACTCATACAGGCGATCAGCAAACGCCTCCGCGGAGATCTCGACCTCGACAACAACCTCGCCGAGGAGATGGCCGACGTGACCATCAGCATCTACCAACTGCAACGCATGTACGACATCAGCGACGAGGACATCCACGCATGGATCGACCGCAAATCCGAACGCCAGCGCAGACGCAACAGCCTGCGAGCGCGGGACGAGGAGGACAGGTGATCTACGTCATCGTCGACGGCGAGATCGTCGAGATACTCACCGAGCACGACGAGGCGCTCGCCATGGCCAAGGCGCTCGCCGAGTATAAGGGTGAGGCCGTGTTGGAGGACTGCGTCACCGGGCGCCGCACCGTCATCAGGAAAAAGGGAAGGGACAGGATATGAGCATGTTGGATGAAAGGGTCGAGAGGGAGCGTGTGGAGCTTCTCGCCAGGTCGCCGAAGGACCTCTCGCCGATAGGGGATGTGGCCGTCCGGTCCTACGCGGACGGGTACCGCGCGGGACTGATAGCCCGTCCCACCGAACGCGAGATCGACGCCGCCATGCGGTATCTGGCCTCGCAGAACGTGCTGAGGAAGGACATCACCGTCATGGCCGCCATGGCCGTCGTCACCGGCATGTGCTCCGCCATGTCCGACGCGCTCGAGAAGGAGGAGTCATGAGCGACGCGCTGGTGCGGTCCGACCATTTCGCACTCGTCATCGACCTGGAAATGCGCGGTCTCCTCTGGAAGGCGTGCATCACATCACCGCCGGACGACATGCTCTGGCGCGTGTGGGGCACATGCCACGCCATCACCAGACATGGAGCCCTGCGGAAGGCCACCGCCATCGCCGTCATGCACCTCAAGGGACTCGAAAGCGCCAAACGCGTCTGCTACGCCGAGACCGAATGGCTCAAACGGGAGACGGACCGGCTCACCGCGCTCGGCATAGACAGGATAAAGGCGGAAGAAATGGCTCTCGACACGCTACGAAGCAAGGAGACGCAATGAAAGACACCGGCGCGGAACTCGCCGTATCCATACTCAACAAGCTCGCCAGAAGGGAACTTGAACTCGCGGGAGTGCCGATAACCGACGACTTCCGCAATCTCAAGGAAAGCCCATCAATCCGATTCCACGCCTACCTCTACGCCAGAGAACGGATTCGGATGGCGCTCGCCAGATCGGTCGATGAGAGCGATGCGGAGAACCCGTTTCTACCACCGCGCGACGAGCTGGTCATGCAGGGCACGCACAGGTGCGATCTGTGCGGCCGGCGCTGCTCGAGTCTCGTCTATTCCGTGAGCCTCGTCTATGGCGCGCAGATTAAGACAGTCGACGAGGTGTGCGCCGACTGCATGTGGCGGCTGAAGTTCGATCCGGTTAGGACCGTCTCGCTGGACTCCTACCGCCTTTACGAGCAGTGGCTCCTGTCGCAGTCGAAGGCGGACGAATGAAGGGCCGATCGCCGCACCTGTGCAGGAATCACCTCGGAGCCGCCATCTGCGCCAGCAACGGCATCGGGCCGGGACGGAGCGCCTGGCCCCGGCAGCGCATTGAGCAATGCGCCGTCTGCGGCAGATGGTGGAGACTCTCCGCCGTGTCGACGCGGCTGACCGTCTGGACGGAAACGCCCGCCTGGACGGTAAGACTGCTCTATCGCCGCGCATGGTGGGAAGCCACGGAAAACAAGAAGAAGGAATCATGATAAAAGCCCAGTACGAAAAGCGAAACCACATGCTCAGCATCATCGACACCAACTGCTCGCGCACGCCGACCGTGAGCGCCAAAACCGGATGCGTGGACCTCGTCTTCGAGGACGACGAGACCGCCATAGCAGTGCGCGACGCCATCGCCGCCGAACATCCGTTCGAACCAGATGATCCGCCGGCGAGCGCCGAGTCGATGGATGTGAAGGGGATGAGAGAACTGCTTTCCGAACTTGATGACCACCTCAACAAGGCGATGTACATCGACCTGATGAGCCATCGGCGTGACATGGGGGACGTGCAGTTCAACCTCGGACGCGTGGCTGCGTACTCCAATGCCGTTTCATGCTGCAAGAGCAGTCTCATGCTCATGGACCAGCGGGACGGGACGGAGGAGGACGCATGAGCGACATGTACGACCTCATCGAATCCGGCGAGCGCCGCCGGCAGCTCGCACAGGCATGGGAGGCTGGATACTCCGCCGGATGGACCGACCAGCAATGCGACTTCCCTCCTCACACCGCCGACAATCCATTCAAGGAGGGCACCGATGAGTGACAGCACCAATCCCGACTACTACCGCCAAGGCCCGTTCGAATGCATCGAACTGACCAGAATCCTCAGTTTCGACTGGGGCAACGCCGTCAAATACTGCTTCCGATGGCAGGGGAGGAACGGCACGGAGGACCTCGCCAAGGCCGTCTGGTACGTCAAGGACGCCATCCTGCACGGTGTCCCGCTCACCACCAACGAGTGGAGCAAGGCCGAGGCCGTCGCCCTGCTGACCGCATTGGCCGCAGCGGACTGGGGCGACCTGCGGGACGTGTGGATCACCATGGCGAAAGACACTCCGCAACACGTGCTGACGCTCCTGGTCCGCAAAATCGCCGAAATCGAAAACGGACGGACGAAGGAGGAATCATGAGACGAATCATCCAGACCATCAGGGAGATACTCATGATCCCAGCGTTCCTCTCCATCTACCTGGCGCTCGCCATCATCGAACACCGTGAAATGAGGCGAGGACGGAAATGAGGAAATCCACAGAACGCGACATCATCCGATGGCACGAACGCGGATACACGCCGGCCGAAATCCACCGAATCCTGCCGCAATGCACCACCGACGAGATAACCGCCATCATCAACAACCATCCCACCGAAAACGGCGCTCGCCGACGGTAGAATCTAAGCAGAACAAACGTTCGAACCGAAGGAAGTCATGAGGGACACTGAGACGCCATGCCCGAACTGCGGAAATCCAACCACGGCTGGATGGGCCATCTGCCAATCCTGCCTGCGCCGGTATATCGAGGACATCGGCTCGCTGGCCCACGTGATTCCGGCACTCCGCGCGCTGGCCGACCGCACCGCCCGCATCGGCGGCCGCTCGCACACGCCATCACGCGGAGTCGCGCCACTGCCCATCAGCACCCACTGGCAGGAGCAGTGGGAGCGCGCCTCGCGTCTCATGCTCGATATCGCCTCCACCATCGACATCCGCTACAGCCTGCTCAGGCCGGAATCATGGCGCAAGGCGTGGCGCAAGGCCATCTCCAACCGCAACAGCTTGGCGTCCAGCGACAGGACGCCGGACCTCATGCTCGACCTGCACGCCACGCTCATCGACCTCGACGGCATGATGCGCGAGCGCGATCCTCGTGTGACGGTGGTCTCCTGCACGGAGTGCGGCCAGCGGATAGCGGCCCCGTTCGGCATGAGGGCCGGTGACTGTCCGTCCTGTGGCGTGCGCTTGGATTTGGAGGCGTTGGTCGCGGAGCATGAGCGTGACGCGCGTTCTCGCACCGTGGACGGCAGTCCGGCCGAGTTGGCGTCGTGGCTTTCAAATGTCATTGGCCGGCGTGTGTCGCGCAAGCAGGTCGAGTGGCTGTTGCGGTCCGGCAGACTGCATGGCTGCGAGCGCCTTGGCTCTGGCAGGTGGCGTGTGGTGGCGGGTGGGTTGCTTGATGTGGCGTCGCACGTCGGCTGATGCGACACGCCGAACATTTGTTCGATGTCCGCTCGCCGTTTAATGTGTATGGTGAGCGCGAATTGTGGGTGGCCACAGGTTGCCTTGTTCGTGTCTTTTCGTGATTGGAGGCCATCCGGCGTTTGCCGGGTGGCCTTCGTGCTTCGGTAGGCTCAGCGGTAGAGACGCAGGACGACGCGGATTCCAATGAGCGGACCTCTAACCGGTCATGGTTTCCTTTCCTTGATTGCCCGTTGACGATATGCGGCCTGCCGGTGGCTGGTTCGACTCCAGCCCGAAGCACTATGATTATCCATGTCCGGCATGCTTCCCACTGGCGATGACCATCGCCAACGAAGTCTCCCAAGCGCCACATCCATGGGGTGATTCACCTGGGGAGAACCACGGTGATGAGCATCACGGTGGGCACGCGTACGAGGCGTGCCGGACACCTCTACGTCGATGGGGGTCGCGATGTACAAGGTATGCTCCACCTCCGGCTGTCCACACCTGGTCTCCTCCGGCTCCCTGTGCGACGAGTGCAGGAAAGCCAAGGACAAGCGCCGCTCTCGCGGCCGCAATCCATACACCTCGAAAGCCCATAGGCTCGCACGAGCACGTGTGCTGGCGAGGGATCCGCGATGCGTCTGCCCTGGCGACGGACCAGACGGATGCGGCAGGCACCATGGCCTGTGCGGCGCCCCCAGCACCATCGCCGACCATTGGCCGCTCGAACGCGTCGAGCTTATCGAAGCCGGACTGGACCCCAACGATCCGGCCCGCATGCGCGGCCTGTGCAAGCGTTGCCACGACAGCAAGACGGCAAGGACGAAACCTTCAGGCTTCAACGGACGAAGCCTTCGCTGATTCATCTCATCTGCTGCACGCATGCGGTACGTCGAGCCAAGCCGACGACGTCCGGCGCGCGCCGCAAGCGTGAGGCGAAGCGGAAAACAAAAGCGATCAGGTCTTTTCCAATTCGGTTCGCAGCCCGCCGCGAAGCCGAACGCGCGGTATCGGAAAACGTTGGAAAATCAACGAAATCAACCCGCCGAAACACCCACGGGGGTGCCCCCTAACGGGTTGGTGGCTAGAACCGCCGGAGAGCTGTCTCCGAGGTGCGGAGGGTTCAAAAGTTTCAGAGGGGGCGGGCGAAAGGCCCTGCGTCCCATAGCGAAGGAACGGCGCAAGGCCGTCCGACGATGGAGGAGCCATGCCAAGAGGAGGAAAACGCGTCAGGTCTGGCCCGATGCCCGATCCGTCGAGCGGAGCGAGCGAACGCAGGGGGTACACTTTGCGCAGCCTGCCGAACACCGAATATAAGGGCCGGCCGCCGAAATTCCCGCTACCGCCGTATGTGATCCGCGATTTCGACAAGGACTCGCAGGAATGGATCGAGGACACCGCCGGTTCGGAATCCTGGAATGAGCGTGAGTCCGAGCTGTGGGGGCAGTTGTGGCGTCTGCCGCAGGCGCGCGCGTGGAAACAGCCGCAGCTTCGGTATCTGCATTATCAAATCGCTTCGTATGTCCGCGAATGCGTCATCTGCGAGAGCTCATTGGCCAAGGCGGCTGACGTGGCCGTGAAGATCAGGCTCGAGGACCGCATCGGCCTGTCCGAGGCCGGATTGCAGGCGCTCGGCTGGAAGATCTCCGAGGACAACGTCGACATGGCCGCCCACGAGGTGCCCGCCACGGACGCGGAGGCCGCCGAGAGCGGCATGGACACCAAGATCGTCCAGTTCCCACGTCGCCTGAGGGCGTGACATGGCCGACGATTGGATCATCGACTTCCCGACATTGGCCGACCTGCAGGACGCGTGGGTGCGGAGGCATGTACGCCAGCCGGACGGCATCCTCCGCGGCAAGCCATTCTGCTGGTCCGATTGGCAATTCTGGTACGCCGCGCATCGCTGGCGGGTGCGCGAGGACGCGGAATTCGTGCCTCCCGAGGAGGTCACGGTGGATAATCCGCTCGTCCTCAACCAGGCCTTTCAATATCGTCTGACCGGATGTATCGGACCTCAGAAGACCGGCAAGGGGCCGACCGAGGCCTCATGCGCGATACTCGAGGCCTGCGGTCCGGTCGTGTTCGCCGGTTGGGCGAAGCCCGGCGACGTGTACCGCTGCTCCGACAACGGCTGCCCTTGCGGATGGGTCTACCACTACAATCCGGGCGAACCGAAAGGCATGCGTCACCCTTCGCCACTCATCCAGCTGACCGCGAATTCCGAGGACCAGGTGCGCAACGCCTACCGTCCACTCGTCGCCATGATACGGCTCGGGCCGTTGAAGCGGCTGCTCAAGGTGCGCGAGGGTTTCATCCGCATCCTGCGTCCTGGAATCAACTTGGACGATGACGATCTCGACCTTGACCGCATCGATGTGGTGACCGCCTCGGCAACCAGCCGCTTGGGTAATCCGATTTCGGATGCGGAACAGGACGAGGCAGGTCTGTACACCAAGTCGAACGGCATGCTCGACGTGGCCGACACCCAACGCCGCGGCGCCGCCGGCATGGGCGGCCGAACGCACTTCTGGACCAACGCCTACGACCCCGGCGAAAATTCCTATGCACAACAGCAATTCGAGACATCGGCATCGGATGTGTGGATCTTCTACCGCAACCCCGACCTGAACCCCGACCTGCGGCACAAGGACGGCACACCATACAGCTTCAACAACCGGCGCGAACGCCGCAAGATCCTCGAATGGGTCTACGCCGGCAGCCCCTGGGTGCCATTGGACTCCGTCGAGGCGGAGGCCGAGGCCCTCATGGAGAAGGATCCCGCGCAGGCGGAACGCTTCTTCGGCAACCGCATGGTGCAGGGAGGCGGCGCATGGCTCGAGGACGGACTTTGGGAGAGCTGCTATGCGGGACAATAGACCACTCAACAAATCAAGGATGCGGACGATGAGGCAATACAATCTTCCGCTGCTGCAAAAGGTGCGGACGGTTGGCCGATACGACATGCCAATGCTTGCAAAACAGGACGTCACCCCCCCCTGACATGTTGATGGGCTTCAATTACGCGACCGGCAAAAAGACAGTCAAGCATTGCGGAATCCATTTCTTCATCGACGACTACCAATTCCAGCGAGTCTGGAACCAGCCGGACAGATACATCGCACCGCTCAAACGCTTCAAATGCGTGCTGGCACCCGATTTCAGCACATACATGGACATGCCGGAAGCGATGAAGATCTGGAACGTCTTCCGAAGCCGTCTGATCGGAGCATACTGGCAGGCCTGCGGACTGAAAGTCATCCCAACACTTCAATGGGCGGGCCCAGAGTCATTCCCGTACTGCTTTTCAGGCATTCCAAACAACTCCACCGTCGCGGTAAGCACGGTCGGAGTGAACGACAATCCGACGGCAGAACTCTATTGGCGGCTCGGCATGCGATATGCGATCGACAGGCTCGCACCGGAAAAGATTCTCCTCTACGGAGATGCCATTCCGTTTTTCGACTTCAGTGGCATCGAAGTGATCACATACAAAAACAGCAATGCGGAAAGGATGAAAAAATGGGCGGAAGAGGATCAAGCTCAGGCGCAGGACGTGGCGGACATGGCGGCGGAGGGGGAGGCTCTTCCTCTGACCTTTCATCCGTAAGCGACACGGATCTCACCAAGATGATGCGCGACGCGGGAAACCGCATGGACGCCGCATCGGAAATCATGCAGAGAACCGCGCACGGAGCCACGCAATACAACCAGCGCATGCCGGAAAGCGTCTTTCCAGAGGCAACCAAGGCGAACTACGACAAATACCAGGCAGCCTCCAAGGCATTCCGCACCGCCAGGGCACAGCGCGACAGAATCTCCGACGAACAGATCCGACGCCAACCAAAATCAAGCGGCACAAGCCGCGCATTCGTCAATTCCTTCGGCGAAGCGACGACAAGGGAGATCACAAACCAGAACTACCAGCGCTCGCAGAAGAGTTTGTCAAAATCGGTCTTGAGGAACATGGGATATTAGCGTGTCCGAGCATGAGCTTTGGCTTGAGAACCCACCGAAGGGCACCGAGGTGTGCCTCGGCTTCGACGGCTCCGAGAACGACGACTGGACATGCATCAAGGCCGAAACCCGCGAAGGCTTCATCTTCACGCCACGCTACGGCGAGGACCGGCGCCCCACCATTTGGAACCCGAAGACGTGGGGAGGACGCATTCCGAGAAGCGAGGTCAACGCCGCCATGGACGAGCTCAACGACCGGTACAAGATCGTGCGCGCCTACTGCGACCCCGGATTCCGCGACGAGGTGTCGTGGGAGTCGCAGATCGAGGCATGGGACTCGAAATACGGGCCGAAGAAATACATTCCCTGGGCGATGAGCGGCTCCAGCCGCATCACCGCCGTCTGGGAGGCATTGAAACGCTTCGAATCGGACCTCGAACACCACGCCATCACGCAGGACGGCTGCCCGATCACCATCACCCACATGCGCAACGCCCGCCGCTTCGCCAAATCCGGCGAACGGTACGGGCTCGGCAAACCGAAACAGACAAGGAAAATCGACGCGGCCGTCACCAGCGTGCTCGCCCACGAGGCGGCATGCGACGCGCGCGCCGCCGGCTGGGGCAGGAAACGCAAGGCGTACCTGCTGACCGGCTCGACAACAAGGGGGTTCTGAATGATCCGCACCGCCGACGACGTGAACCGCATGGCGAACCTGCTCGCCATGAAGATCGAGCAACGCCGGCCGGACATCAGGGAGCACACGGACTACGTGCGCGGCAAACGCGGCACCCTGAAATTCGCGTCCGACGAGTTCAAGCGCTACATGTCGGACCGTTTCAGCGGGTTCGCCGACAACTGGTGCCTCCCGGTCGCGCAGGCGCCCGTCGAACGCATACACTTCAGAGGCTTCATCCCATACGGCGACGTCGAACTCGACTCGCACGTCATGCGCGTGTGGGAACGCAACGACTGTGACCGCAAACTGCAGGAGACCGCCCTGATGATGACCACCACCGGCCGCGCGTTCGGCCTGGTCACCTCGATGCCCGACGGCAGGGCGCGCATCAGCTTCGAACACCCCGACAGCGCGGCCGTCCACTACGACCCGCTCACCGGCGAGGTCGACGCAGGCCTCCTGGTCCGCTACGACGAGGAGCACGAATTCGGCACGCTGCTGCTGCCGGACGTGGTCTTCGACGTGGTCCGAGTCCGCGCGGGCGGCGACGACGAACGCGATAGGCTCCCGCCGGGAGTCGAGGGGTGGATGTTCCTGCCGGAATCCGCCCGCCCGAATCCGCTCGGCCGTGTCCCGTTGGTCGAATTCCGCAACCAGATGCTCCTGGACAACCTGCCGATCAGCGACGTCGAACAGGTCGAATCCATGCAGGACGCCGTCAACGTCTGCTGGGCCTACACGCTCAACGCGTTGGACTTCGCGTCCATGCCCGCGAGGGTCATCCTCGGCGGCGACAGCCTGTCCGAACCGGTCTTCGACAGGAACACCGGAGAACAGGTAGGCGAACGCCCCGTGAACCTCGACAAGCAGGTCATGGAGCGCATCATGCAGATCACCGGCGACAACGTGTCGATCGGCGAATGGACGGCAAGCAACCTGCAGGCCTTCCTTCCGATCATCCAGAAGGCCGTCGAGCACATCGCCGCCGAAACCCGCACGCCCGGCCACTACCTGCTGACCAACGCGGAAGTGCCCGCCACCGGATACGAGGTCGCAGAAGCCGGATTGGTCAGCAAGACCCTGGAGCGCATCAGCTTCATGCGCCAGCCTGTCCGCGAACTCTGCGAGATGGCCATGACGCTCGAGGACGACATGGAATCCGCACGGATCCTCGAGGACTCCAAAGTCGTGTTCGCGACCCCGCAATACCGCAGCGAGGCGCTCATGGCCGACGCGATGCTCAAATACAAGCAGCTCGGCTACCCGCTGCAGTGGATCGCCGAACAGATGGGCCAAAGCCCAGAGGACATCAAACGCATCATGCGAATGGTCGACGACGAGAGCCGCGACCCCGAAATGACCGAGATCGCGAGAAGCCTGAAGGTCGGAGGTGTAGACGATGGAGACGCTGGAGAGCCTGTCGGACAGCCGGAACACACTGGCCAGACTCTGCCTGCTGGCCATGAGGGCAGCGGACAAGACCTGGAAGGGCGTGGATCCGCGGCGGGTGCGTGACAGCTGGCATCAATCCAACGCCGACTTCCTCATGCTCTTCGCCGCACTGCAGGCCCGAGCCGCATCGGACGCCATGGACGCGTCCACACTGATGCTCGCCGAACAAGGCGACTACATCACGCCGGACGGCATCGCCAACCCCAACGCCTACAGCGCCGGATACGCCCCAAGCGGCATAGACCTCGACTCCTACTTCGACATCCCCGCCACCCACACCCTGACCGCCATCAAAAACGGCATGGACACGTACGACGCCATGCAGGCCGGACGCCGCACCCTCCGCCAGATGGCCATGCAGGCCCTCGAGGACACGTCAGTCAGCGCCATGGGCGTCAGCATCACCCAACGCGCAGGCGTCGGCTACGTGCGCGTCGAATCACCCGACTGCTGTCCCAGATGCGCCATCCTCGCCGGAAAATACTACCGGCACAACCAAGGCTTCCTCCGCCACCCGAAATGCCACGGACGCAACATCCCCTGCAAAGGCAAGGACAAAGCCGCCAAACAAGGATGGATCACCAACCCCATGGACCGATTCAATGCCATGGGCGAGGAGGAGCAGGACCGGATCTTCGGCCACGCCGACGCACAGGCAATCAGAGACGGCGCCGACATCTATCAGGTCGTCAACGCCCACCGAGGCATGCGCCCCGTCGGGCGCGGCCGTATCAGCATGACCACCAGCGAGGGCACCAGCCGATACGGCTGGAGCCGCATGATCCGCCAATACCAATACGGCCAGCAACAACACCGCAGACTCACACCAGAAGGCATCTACAGCTTCAACCTGCCCCGCGAACAGACCATCGAACTTTTGAAGCGTGAAGGCTACATCCTCCCCGACAACTGGCGGGGACGGGTGCCCGACCTGCGCCGCAGCCAATGGCTCCACAACAACGAATGGAGGCAGGGACGCCACGAGGAGCTGACCGCCGCACAGAAACGCCTGGAGAACGCGAGACTCCGATACGAGGCCGCATTGGACGGCCGCAACCCGTACCAGCCGGGCGCGCCTGTCACGCCGGACGTGCTGGCCAAGGCGGAGAACTCGTACCGCAGATGGCTCGCCAGCAACGGCGAGGTCCACACCAAATGAAAGGAAACACCATGTCCGAAGGACAACAGCAGGATCCGAACACCGGCGATCCGAACACGCAGGAGCCGCCCGTCGACTGGCACGACAAGTTCCTCGGCCAGAAGAAGGTCAACGGTGATCTCGAGGCGAAGCTCAAGGCCGCCTACGAGAAGGCCGACCGCGTCGACGACCTCGAGAAGCAGGTCGCCGAATGGCAGAAGCGCGGCGAGGAATTCGACGCCGCCCAGGCCACCATCGCCGGACTGCAGAAACGCGTCCTCCAGGCCAACGTCACCGCAGCCGCCACCGGCAGGCTCATCGACCCCGGCGACGCCCTGAAACTCATCGACTTCTCTGACCTGACCGCAGACGATCAGGGCGGATACGACCAGCAGGCCATCAGCGACAAGATCGACGCCCTGGTCTCGGCACACCCGTATCTCGCGCAAGGCGGGAACAAGGCTGGCCTGAACGGAATCATCCCGCCGTCAGGCGCCCGCGATGGAGATCATTCCGCGGGACAGCTCACCAGGGACGACCTGAAGAACATGACCTCAAGGCAGATCGAGGAGGCGCGCCGCAAGGGCCGCCTGGATGACCTGCTCGCAGGCCGCCAGAACAAGTAAGGAGGCCAGCAATGGCAATCACCAATTTCATTCCCGAGGTCTGGTCCGCCAGCATCCTCGAAGCCCTGCGCGCGAAGCTCGTCTTCCCGAGCCTGTGCAACCGCGATTATGAGGGCGACATCCGCGAGGCCGGCGACACCGTCCACATCACCGGATACGACGACGTGACCGTGAAGAAGTACACCCGCGGCACCAACATCACCGTCGACGCAGTAACCGATGCGAACAAGGGCACGCTCACCATCGACCAGTCCGACTACTTCGCCTTCAAGGTCAACGACCTCGACAAGGTGCAGGCGAAGGCTGACCTGACCGGCAACTTCACGAACTCCGCCGCCTACAACATGGCCTTGAACGTCGAGAAGTACATTTCCGGCCTGATGGACAAGGCGGCCACGGCTCCGGCGAAGACCATTTCTGTCACCACTCCGTCCGACGCGTATCTTGCGGTCGTCGAAGCACGTAAGCAGCTCGACAAGCAGAACGTGCCGACCGAGGGACGCTGGATCGTCGTCAGCCCCGACTTCTACGCGCTCCTGCTGCAGGATTCCCGCTTCATCGAAGGCACCGAGGCTGGCCACAACACGCTGCTCAATGGCGTGGTCGGCTCCGTCAGCGGTTTCACGGTCGTGGAATCCAACAATGTTCCGACCGTGTCCGGCAAGCCGTCCAAGCAGTCCATCATCGCCGGCACCAACGCGGCCACCACCTTCGCCCAGCAGGTCAACAAGGTAGAGGCAATGCGCATGCAGGACGACTTCGCGGACATGGTCCGCGGACTTGACCTGTACGGCGGCCTAGTGGTCCGCCCCGAATGCCTGACCAAGGTCGTGCTGACCCTCGGCGACGCAGCCTGAGCCATCGATGATCGGAGGCTGAAATGACCGCACTGGCCACACTGGCCGATCTAGAGAGCTACGGAATCGACGTGACCGACGAACAGGCCGCGTCAAGCCTGCTCGACTCGGTCTCCGACGCCGTCCGCTCGGCCGCCGGCTGTCCGATTACTTTCGGCGAGTGGACCGTCGACATCCCCGGAGAGCAGTCCAGGAAACTCGACCTGCCCTGCAGGGCCGTCAGAAGCGTGTCCAAGGTGCTCGTTGACGGCAAGCCCGTAGACGATTGGAGGCTCCTCGGATCCTCGCTCTACCGCGAAGAACCGTGGAGCCCATTCGGACGCATCCCGTCGGTCGTGACAGTCACCTTCACCGGCGGCTGGAAGCCGATACCCGCCGACATCGTCAGACTCGTCTGCTCGTACACCGCGGCCGGACTTCACCAGCTCGAGGACGGCGGCCCCGGCGCCCACGTCGGCGTCAGCTACGAGCGCGTCGACGACGCGCAGGTCGGCTACGCGCAATCCGACGAGACGCAGATCGACGTGACCGAACTGCCCGAATCGACCAAGCGCAGCCTGCGCAACCGCTTCGGCGCCAACGTCACCTCTATAGGAGTGTTCCGATGAGACTCAGCGCATCCTTCCTCGCCAAGGCCAGAGCCAACGCGGAAGACCTCATGACCGACCAGTGCGTCGTCACCCGCCCCGGCGATACCACCACCGATCCGGACACCGGACTGCCGACCACCGGCACCACACCGGTGTACGCGGGCAAGTGCAAGGTGCAGACGTCCGGCGGACTCGCCAGCGAGCAGACCGAGGGAAGCGCCGCCCAGGCTATGGGCGCCGTGAGCCTCGTCTGGAGCCTGTATGTGCATTTCCCATACGGTACCGCTGGACTGCGTGCCGGGGACGTGGTGGAGGTCACCGAATCCACGAACCCACTGCTCAAAGGAAGACGGCTCCGCCTCGTCTCACCGCAATCCGAGAAGACGCACGCCACCGCCTGCCGATGGAACGCGAAGGAGGACGCATGAGCGTCGCAAGTCTGTTCGACGCGTCCGAACTGACAGCCTTCGGAGACCGACTGCTCGCCAAAGGCGTGGCCAGACGCGCGGCCATCACCATGGCCGTGAAGAAGGGCGCGCAGAACGTCAAGAACGATCTGCGCGAAGACCTCTCCGGTTCCGGCAACAAGGCGTTCCGGCGCATACCCATCACCTACGAGGTGAAGGCGACGCCCGGACGCATCACGGCCGAGATCGGCCCGTCGAAGGGCGTCGCCGGCAGTCTCGCCAACATCGCCTTCTTCGGCACCGCGAAAGGCGGCGGAACGCACGAATTCTACGAGCACGGCGAAAAGGAACTGCCGGCGCTCGCCGAACACGTGGCCAAGGCGGCCGTGGAGGTGGTCTGAGATGGCATCGATCATGACGCTGACCGACACGATCCTCGAACACATCCCACAGCCCGCCGCCGGGTGGACGGTGTACCGGCAGACCGCTCCGAAGCCTACCGACAAGCCGCCGTGGATTATCGAGACGGTGACCACGTCCGGCCACGTGGTAGGCGAGACGCAACGCCTGCAGGGCGGCATCGGCACGTTGCAGGTGCGCATCGTGAGCACCACGGCCGATTCCGTCAACGTGATCGCCGACGACCTCATGGTCCCCGCATTGACCGGGAAACGGTTCGTCGCCAAGGGCTTCGACACCGGCTGTCTCACCCTGTTCTCCGATTCCGGCGCATATGCGGCCGGACTCACCGCAGAGGACACAAGCCTGCTCTATCAGGTGCGCCTATTGACTTTCAAATTCAACTGGTCACGCATGTGACCCAATATTTATAAGGAGGAGTCATGGTTTTGACTCTTGGAACTGAAGTTCCTTCCACACCGGCGGACGGTCTGGTCAACACGATCTGGGTGCCGTCCATCAAAAACATTCAGAAGCCGACCGCTGCGGAGATCGGCGCCGGCACCGACCTGAGCAACTACGTCACCCTGGGCGGCTGGTCGTGCTCGCCGTCGCAGGATTCCATCTCCGACCAGCGCGAGAACGGCGCGCAGGATTACGAGAATCCCGGACGCAAGAAGATCAGTGGCCCGAGCGTCGAGGTCGTCGACAACACCAACACGTCGCATTCCGCGCAGAACATGGCAATGGAGACGTTGACCGAGGGCGCGGAAGGCTACTTCGTGCGCCGCTATGGCAAGCAGACGGATTCGACTTTTGTCGCCGGCGACATCGTGAACGTGTACGCGGTCCGCGTCGGCATGAGCGCCAAGGTGGCGATCGCCGCGAACAGCGTCCTGCGCAGCAAGGTCAATTTCTCCGTCCGGGCTCCAGGCTGGGCGGAGAACGTGAAGGTCGCCTGATTGATTCTTCCCGCATCGGACTTTCACTCCTTTCGCCGGTGCGGGAACCTTTTTTTCTCTTTCCCGGTAAAGGAACACGAAATCTTAGAGCGAAGGAACAACAATGCTTAAAGTCACCAGGCGCACGCGCGAGGTCGACATCATCCTCAACCAGCAGATCGCCGAGGACATCGCCAGATTGGGTGATACGCTGGCCGAGGAGACCACGCGCGAACAGATTACGGAGGCCGGGACGAACCGGCAGGCTAAGGCCACCGCCAAACGCATCGAACAGCTGCGCGAACAGGCGGATGCGGAGACATTGAAGCTCACGTTGCGGGCATTGCCGGTCAGTAAGTGGGCGCAGGCATTGGCCGCGCACCGCAATGAGAACGGCACGAACGACATGTTCGGCACCGCAGCCGCGGCATTGCCGCTCATGCTTGATTCCGCGACCATCGGCGGCAAGCCGGTGGCCGACGATGACAAGACCGAACAGGCGTGGCGTAATCTGTTCGACGAACTCACCGATGGCCAGTTCACGCCGATCTGGCAGGCCATCGCGGAACTGAACGGCACCGCAGCGGACCCAAAAGCGGCATTCGACCTCGCCTCGCAGGTTCTCCGCAACTAGTCGAGGATCTTAAGATCTGCCGCCAGCTCGGCATCAGCTACAAGCGATTCATGGGCTGGACGCCGCGCGAGGGCGATGATGTCGAGTGGGATGAGACGGAGCGTGAGTGGATGCGCTCGTTGGCGGAATACGAACGATCATTGTGCCCACTATGCGGGTTGCCGCGCTCGATCTGCCAAGACCCGAAGGCCGAACTGACATTGCACGCCGAAACCAGCGTCTGCTGGGCCACGGCGCACATGCAGCAGACCATGAAACGGTGGACTGATGCGAATGGCAGGGACAATCCGGCCGCGAACGCTTTGGTGGCGCATTTGACCTGACATTTTGGAGGATGCTGTGGCCGAGAACAAGAACATCGTCATCCGGCTGATGGCCGACACCGCGTCGTATGAGGCGGCTATGACCCGTGCCGGATCGACCGCGCGAAGCGTCGCGTCCGGCATGGAGAACACCGGCCGCAAGAGCGCGCTCATCACCAGCGGCCTCACCGCCGCCGGACTCGCCGCCGCCGCTTTCGGCGTCGCATCCATCAAGATGGCAGCCGACTTCGACCAGCAGATGAGCACCGTGCGGGCCAACACCGGAGCGACCAGCGCCCAAATGGACCAGCTGCGTGCCGCTGCCATCGAAGCCGGAGCTTCCACGGTTTATTCCGCCACGGATTCTGCCGACGCGATCAACGACCTCGGCAAGGCCGGCATGAGCGTCACCGACATACTCTCCGGCGGCCTGACAGGAGCCCTCAACCTCGCCGCCTCGGACGGCATGGCCGTGGGCGACGCCGCGGAATACATGGCCAACGCATTGTCGATGTTCCACCTGTCCGGCAGCCAGGCTTCGCAGGTCGCCGACACGCTCGCCGCCGGCGCTGGCAAGGCAGTCGGCAACGTCAGCGACTTCGGAGAAGCGCTCAACAACTGCGGCGCGCAGGCCAACAGCTTCGGCATGAGCATCCAGGAGACCACCGGCGTCCTCAGCCTCTTCGCCCAGAACGGCACCATCGGCGCCGAAGCCGGCACACAATTGAACAGCATGCTCATGAAGCTCGCCGCGCCATCCAACGACGCGGCAGCCACCATGAAGGAGCTCGGCATCAGCGCATACGACGCTTCCGGCAACTTCGTCGGCATGGCCAACTTCGCCGGACAGCTGCAAAAAGCCGAGAAAAACCTCACGCAGGAACAGCGCAACCAGGCGAATGCGACAATTTTCGGCAGCTACGCCATCAAGGCCGCCAACTACCTCTACGACGCCGGAGAGAAAGGCGTCAGGAACTGGACCAAGGCGGTATCCGAAAGCGGATACGCAGCCGAACAGGCAGCGGCAAAGAACAACAACCTCAAAGGCGACCTCGAAAACCTCTCCGGCAGCATGGAATCGCTCATGATCTCCATCGGCGAAGGCGCGCAAGGGCCGCTCCGCAAACTCGTCCAGGAGCTTGACACCCTCGTGGACTCCTTCGCCAGCCTTCCGGCCGGCGCGCAGCAGACCATCATCGTCATGGCCGCTCTCGGCGGTGTGCTCGGCGGCGTCCACAAGGCCGCAAGCAATCTCAACGGCAGCACCAGCACGATGGTCAACAACATTGGTCTGGCCATCGACCCGATCCAGCGCATGAAAAGCGCTCTGGCCTCCGCGCAGACCGCCTTCCAGATGTTCCGTGCGAGCGGCATGAGCGCGCAGGAGCAGATGGAGGCGTTCGGCACGAGCGCCAGCAGAGCCGAACTGAAAACCGCCGGATTCAAAGCCGTCGGCAGCAGCGTCATGAGTCTGCTCGGCGGACCGTGGGGCATCGCCCTCACCGTCGCCGGAGTGGCGCTCACCTCATTTATTGAGCGCCAGCAGAAGGCCAAGGAGGCCACCGAACAGCTCCAGTCCGCGCTTGAATCAGGCAGTGACGTCCGTAGCACCATCGCCGACTCCTACCAGAAGATGAACTTCGCCGGAGCCGACATGACGCATTGGATGGGCGAGGCGAAGGTCAGCCTGACCGACATGACCAGCGCCGCCATGGGCAACAAGGCCGCGACCGACAAGGTCAACGCCGCGTTGAAGGAATACGGCAAGCAGGGCCATTCGCAGATGGCTGTCGCGCAGAAGATGCGCGACAGCATCAAGGACGAAGCCAAAGCATACAGCGAAGCCAAGGAACAGACCAAGCAGAAGGCCGCAGCCACCAAGAACGCCGTGGATGCCGACGGCAAGGCAGCGAAGGCCGCCAAGGACACCTCCAGTGCGAACAAGGATCTCGGCTCCAGCGCCAAGGATGCGGCCGAGGAGATCGATGGGCTCGTCAAATCCCTCTTCGGCCTCGAATCCAACAACTTGACCGCCGACGAGGCCGTGGACCAGCTCAACCAAAAAATCGGCCAGCTGTCTGACACCTGCAAGGACAACGGCGTCGTCTTCAACGAGAATGGCGACCTTTTGGATCGCTTTTCGGAGAAGGGCACCAAGACCAAGCAGGCCTTGGAGGATATCGCCAGCAGCGCGCAGAACGCTGCGGAGAAGATACTCAAGCAGGGTGAGAACACCAACTTCACCGGAGGTGAGATCGAACGCGCCAACGGCGTCCTGCAGGATGCGCGCGAAGCCCTCATAAGGCAGGCCGAAGCTTCGGGCATGGGCGAACAGGCCGCTAACGCTTTGGCGGACCGGTGGGGTCTGAGTTCCGACAGCATCAAAGCGTCGCTCGAAAACATCAAGGAAACCGCGGAAGGCAAGAAGGCGAAGCTCGACGTCGACGATTCCAAGGCCAAGAAGAAGACCAAGGACGCCAAAACGAACCTCGACCGCTTCGGCCAGACGATCAAGAAGGCCAAGCTCGAAGCCGACGCGAAGAAGGCCACCGCCAGCGCCAAGAAGGCGCAGAAGATGATGGACGACTTCGGCAAGAAGCACGTCAAAGGCACCCTGGACGCGAAGGACAACGCCTCCAAGAAAGCCAAGACAGCATCATCGAATGTCAACAAGCTCAACGGCAAGAAGGCCACCGCCAAGCTCGACGCCAAGGACAACGCGACACCGAAGGTCAACAAGGCCAACGCCAAGAAGCTGACCAACAAGCGCAACACCTTGAACTCGACCGACATCGCGTCGCAGATAGTTAGGCGTGCGAATTCGCAGAAGCTGGCGAACAAGAAGAACACCTTGAATTCGACCGACAAGGCCGGACCGAAGGTCGACGCCGTCAATGCCAAGAGGCTTCGTGACAAGAAAAGCACAGCCTCGGTCAACGATCAGGCCACGCCGGTGCTCCGCTCCATCAACAACTTCAAGATCCAGGACAAGACCTTCACCGTCACGGAGAAGACGAAGAAGGAGGGCGCATACACCGGCGGTCTGTTCACTGACGGGCACTTCGAAAAGTTTGCCGGAGGCGGCATCTTCGACGGCTACGTCAGTCCGACATGGGCAGCCGGAAACAGTCAGAGCGATTCGGTTCAACTTCTGAACGCCGCCATATCCTCCGGCGAATTCGTCGAGAACGCCGCAGCCACGGCCTATTACGGCGTGGAGAACATGCGCCTGCTCAACGAGCGGAAAATCCCCCGCGAAGCGTTCTCGACGAGCCGAAGCCTGCCGGACGTTTCCGTGCAGGTGGATACACGTGCTGTCGTTGCCGCGATAACAAGTCTGCACAATGATCTTGGCGCGATCATATCCACCGCTGCAGGAGATCCGCCAACGAGCGACCGTGACTTGGGGAGGTTGATTCGCAAGTATGCGAGAACTTAAATACACCGCTCATGACGGCACTGTCATCGATCTCAACACGGATACTCTCTGGGTCGCTGATCTGCAGGAAATGCGCGGATACGCATGGACCTACACTTTGGCGACCCGCGGCATCAAATCGGCGAGCCGCAACGCTTCGACGGCGAAAATGACCGTCCGCACCACGGATCCGTCAAGATTGGACGTGGTGCAGACGGCTTTCGATTCGGACGTGCAGGCTGTTACGCCAGGCACGTTGATTGTCGATGGCGAATGGTTCCAGCGGGCGTATGTCGTCGGCTCATCGCTCGGTCTCGTGCCATGGCCGGAATACGCGCAAGTCGATTACACGATTGTCCTTTGCGATGGCGTCTGGCGTCGCGCGCTGCCGGTGCAGCATTTCTTCCCGACGGCGGCAGGCACCGGTTCGCAGATTGACCTCCCGTTGGATTTGCCGACCGATTTGGCTCCGTCGAAAATCGCTTTGACGGTGAATAATCCGACCGGCAAGGCCGCCGAGTTCACTGCGGTCATTTTCGGCCCTTGCGTCAACCCGTCTTTTCGCATCGGCGACAACACATACGCGGTTGACGTGACGGTGCCGGAAGGCGGTCATGTGTCGCTGTCGGCCACTGGATTGCGGAAGACGATAACGTTGACAGCCGAAAACGGCGACGTTTCGGATGTCTTCGACAAGGGCGTTCGTGGCAACGGCAGCGGAAGCGGCTCATACGTTTTCGAGCCGATACCGGCCGGAGAATCGCTGTTGACGGTTTCCGGCAATTATGGCATCGATTTGACCATGTTCGACGTTTCTGGAGGTGTGCCTTGGCTGACGTTATCCTCGCCGACGGCAAGCTGACGCCACATGCGAGCATATCGCAGGTGACGTTGGATTGGGCTTGCGGCACAGACGAAAACGACTTCGAATTGACCGTCGATGACGCACTCGCGCCGAACGTTTCGCAAGGCTGGTATTTTTGGATTGATGGAAGCGATGTGGGAGGACGAATATTCGATCGTCGCGTGTCTGTCGTCGGAGGAACGTCTACGACAACCTGGATAGGTCAATCGTGGACCGGAATGCTGGCGGCGAAGATCCTCCAACCTGATTCGGGACAGGATTATCTCACGGTGTCAGGCAAACTGCCGGACATACTGACCGGGCTGGTGAAGCGTATTGGCTTGGATGGTGTGTTCACCGTCCAATCGGATGATTCCTCGACTGTCACCAATTGGCGTTTCGAGAATCCACGCTACGTGGACGCCTACACAGGATTCCGCAATCTGCTCGCATCCTGCGGCAGACGCCTCGACTTCCAAGCCAAGGACAATCACATTCTGCTTGGCATCACGCCGGTCGGCATCATCGACAACACGATCGATTCCGACTTGGTGGATTTCAAGGCCGAAACCAACCGTCGCGCGGTGAATCATCTTATCGGCCTTGGCTCTCAGGAGCTCAAGGATCGTCTGGTGGTCAATTATTTCGCCGACCAACGCGGTGCGGTGAGCCAGACGCAGACACTCGTTGGCGCCGATGAGGTATGCGCCACATACGACTATTCCAACGCTGATTTGTCCACGCTGCAATCCGAGACGCAGAAACATCTGCAGGAGCTGCAGACCGGTGGTTCGGTCGAGGTGACGTTGTCCGATGAGGTCGGCGATGGTCTGCACGTGGATGACAAGATCGTCGCGACGGATCAGGCTTCCGGTGTCAACGTCACCGCCGTGGTGACGAAGCGGATCGTGAAAATCGATTCCGGGATTTTGACTTCGACGTTCGAGATCGGACTGCCGGTGCAGTCGGCGGATGCGAACTATTCCGGCTCTTCCTCTTCGTCTTCCAGTGGCACGACTGATGGCGGCGTGTCTTTGACGGCTGGCCGTGGCCTGTCGATTTCAGGCGGCACGATAAACGCGGAGGTCGCTTCCGAGGATTTGGATTCCGTCAGGCAGGTTGCCGAGTCGGCGAACAAGACGGCTTCCGATTACGCGGCGCAGATTGGAGCGGCGAACAAGACCGCCGAAGATGCGAAGACCGTTGCGGATGCGGCGAAGAGTGTGGCCGACAGTGCGAAGTCGGGCATGATGACCGATTCCGAGCGGTCGAAGCTCGCTTCGGTCGAACGTGGCGCGAACGCCTACACGCTGCCGAAGGCGTCCACGGACGTGTTGGGCGGCGTGAGGGTGGACGGTTCCACGATAGTCTCCGTTGACGGTGTCATCAGCGCCCACGTCGGCGGCGGCTCTTCCGGAAAGGTCGTGTTCCCGATCGGCTATGTGGTCCAGAACACGACCGGCGTTGACCCTTCCTCTGATTTCGGCGGCACGTGGAGGCAGTTGCCTTCGCTTGGCTGTTTCACTTTCGAAAGGATAGGCTAGTGAAAACTGATGGTTACTCGAGGTACGTGTGCGACAAGTGCGGCAAGACCGCGTATGTCGCCGCTGGCGATACGGAAGCGCGCGAATGGTTCATGGTTCGCCGGTATTCCGCTGGCAAGGCGACCCGCATCGCGGATGATGTGACGCCTGACATCTACGAATTGTGCTCCCAATGCAATGCGTCTTTCCTGACGTTCATGCAGAAGGACGACGCTTCTTTTGAAGCATGGTTGAAGGAAGGTGAACGGTGACCATCGAACTTGTTGACGGCAAGGCCGGTACGGCTCATATTTCGAGCGAGGACAAGGCGATCATCCATCAGGCCAAGTTTTCGAAGTCCGACGTGGTGTTCGACTGGGGCGACGCGTTCAAGTGTTCGATGAGTTCGCCCAACAGGGCGACGATCGGCACCGGCTGCGCGTCGATTCAAGGCTTGGACTGGCATATCACGGCGGCGGAATCCGTGACGATCTCCAACGGGTCGCAAGGCATGAAACGTAATGACATCATCTGCGCGCATTACCATCGAGATTCCAAGACCGGTAATGAGCTGGTGGAATTGACCGTGTTGAAGGGCACGCCGAACGCGACGACTGCCGCTGACCCGACCATCCCGTCAGGGAAGATACTGTCCGGCGCGGTCGACGCGTACATGCCGTTGTGGCGTATCCCATTGGACGGCATCACGGTCGGCACGCCGGTACGCATGTTCACCCCGAAGGGTGCATTGTGGGATTCCGTAACCCTGTACAATGCGAAGGGCTTCACGGTCATCCGTACTGGCATGATGATGCTCGTCAAATATGCTGGAAAGTTCAGCAACGGCAGCTGGGATGCGGTGCAATGCGACTACGTGCTGCCGGTCGAACTGCGCCCGCCCGTCGAAGTCAACGCAATGGTATGCGTGTCCAACGGACAGACGGCCCGAATGCTTGTCGCCAATCCGAACGGCACCATCAGGTGCGCGAATATGGGAGCCGCAGGCAGCAACCAAGAATGCGTCGGCTCGCTCTGCTATCCAATCTCATGACGCATAGCTTTCCGTAACCCAGACGTGCCAATTACAATGGCAGTCCACCGGCTCGTTCGTTCCGGCGACTTACAGCGCTTCGAACACCATCAAGGTCAGGGATGGTCTGATCTTCGTTGACCTGTCATCGTTCCGAAGCACCGTGAACATCGGCAACTTCACCGTCTGGATGTTCAAATCGGGCGTGAAACCCTCCAAAGCGGTCAGTTTGGGGTGCGTCGCGAATGTGGCCGGCATCGCGTACGGAAAACAGGCGACTTGGAACACGGACGGGTCGGTGGCCCTCATCGGCGGTGTAGGGCCAAACGATGTCATCCAATGCTTCTCGAAGATTATCCCCGTGCCAGATGGCGTGACATTCGCCTAGGCGAGCGGCACCGTGATGCATCCCTCGACCCATCCGCCCTTGCCGATCGTCATCTTCTCCGACGAGCGGAGGGCGATGGCGTTGCCCGCGGTCTGCACTTCGACGCCATGCAGCCCGACGCTGGAATTGGACACGGCGGCGCAATGCACCTCGAAAGCCGCCTCCAAGCCGGTTGGTAGCGTGAAAAGCTGGGATACCTCCCACTCCTTCGCAGCCTTCCAGTCGGAGTTGAGGCGTGTGGCGTGGAATGCGACTATCAGCATCTTGCCGACCAGCGCGGTACGGTAATCCACATTCCAGTTAGTGTTCGTCTTGGTGAGGGTTACGGAAAGCTATTCAGCAGGTCAACACCAGTCGTTGCCATGCTCGCTGC